TTACCACCTATAAGTTCATCAAATCTAATATAATCACCTGCTTCTAAATGGATATAACTTGCAGGTAAATCTAATTTTATTGTAAGATGTTGATTAGCATACCACATAAGCAATCTTCTCTGTAGTTTTCGTGCCGTATCTTTATCTCTTATATATTCTGTTTCTACTTCTAATTTAGCATCTGCATCTGTCATACCATAATAAGCAATATCATAAACCATATCATCAATATTTAATTGTTCTATAAGTTCATCTAAAGTTTCTACAAAATTACCATTATTATCTTCTATTCCATAAGTTGTTGCTTCAGAAAAATTTCCTGATCCATAATCTTTTTTATATTTAACATTTACTTGGTTCTTAATATCTTCTAATTTAGTTAATGCAAAAGAATACTTAAGAATATCTTGGTTGTCTATAGCTTCAAACTCATTATAATCTTCTATGTTTTGTTTAAGGTCAATAAACTTAAAGTTACCAGCACTATCAAATGATGGTATATATATTGAAGATTTAAAAAGGTTTTCAATAACGCTTTTAGCTTCTTCTTGTTCATTCATTGAAAAACTATGTATCCAATCATCTGGTATAGTTTCGTCAGGTAAAATAACGTCTTTTCCATAAAATAATTCTTCTTTTAGTATATCGTTTAATATATTGTGTGGTTTACTTATAATAGTTTCATCTGTTTTAATTCTTCCTACAATACTTGCATAAAAAGTTTCTTTTACATATTCTGGTATTATTATATCTTGTATTGTGTAAAATTGTTTTAAATTAGCAAGACAAGAAGATGCTTGATAATTATCACCTTTTATGGCTGGTAATCCCCAATTAATACTATCAGTAGTTTTTGTAGAATTAAACCCTAATATTATATTATCAAACTCCATACCACCCAATCTTTCATTTGTGTACCTATGGTTAGCTGAATCTATTTCACGAGGGTGCTCGTGGTTAGGAAATTCACACGCAGTTGTCCAAACGCCATCAATATTGTCATAATATTCGTGCCAATCATTTTTTGAAGTAATTAAATCTTCAAAACTTTCATTATCATTACGATTTCTTACAAGTAATTGTCTTTCGTGCCAAAAAGCTGATGGTTCTGCTTCTTCACCTCTGGCAAAATGTGTTGGAGCAAAATAATCAATTTTATAAAATATTTTAGTTACAGCAGGAAAATCAGGCACATCTTGATTAAGTTGTAATCTTGCAAAACAACCACCTTCTGATGTGTGTCTATTTATAGAGTGTATATGTATACCTGATGTATTAGAAGCATTTTGAATCCAATAAGGATTAAAATCTTGATTTTCAAGTGGAAAATTTGCATCTTTAGAATCCCAAGTTCCATCTTCTGTTACATTAATATAATTAAGCTCAGTAGGTTCCCACCAAGTAAGCTCATCATTACTAATAGCATTATCATAAGCATCGGTAGCGTGAGAGAAATCATTTGTAAATGTATTGTAAGCATCATCTTCAATAGTTTCGTTTTCAAAATTTACACTTACACCTTCATTAAATGCTGTATTAGAAAATCCATAAAATTTATTTGACGACCTTGGTTGAAAATGGTATTTATAATCGTCTGCTTCATCGTCTGGAAATTCTGCTTCTCTAAATGATTCTGAAGGGTGATTTTTTGCATAAAAAGATACTTTTTCTACAGGTCTATATATTCTTGTTGGAATCCCTATGTTACCTACACCCACTTCATAATCTTCTGAATCACCAGCATCCTCCCCCTCTTGTGTTGTGTATTGTTCATAAATAAATGTACTGGGATTTAAATTAATTTTTGCTGAATTATTTACAGTATTATTTTGAAAATTATATACTTCACCTTCATTTGTGCTGTGTAATCTTGTGCCAAAATTTAAAGGAAATTGTTGCATTATAGGCATATAACCATCTTTGTAAACAGACAAATAAGCATATCTTTGTAACCAAGTTTCATAAAGTTCAGTATCTTTTATAGCATCATTTTGGTAATTAATATCGCTTATTGAACCCCAAGTTCCAAATATTTCTTTATTAGGTTTATCAATAATTAAAGAATCATATTTATTTAATACTAAAGGCGATTTATCAACATATCCATATACCATAGGATAAGGTTTGCCAATACTATCTTCTGTAAAATTATCTTCATCTTCTATTAAAGTAGAAGGTATTTGTGTTTTAAGTTTTTGTTCAGTTAGATCTTCTAAAGTAAGGCTTAAAGTTTCTGCCGATTGAGAGTAACGTCTAATAGTACCAGTATAGACTAAAAGGCAATCATCTAAAGTGTCTAAACCATTAGCAGCGTAATACACTTGTACTACTGCGTTTAGTAGGCTTGGAATATCGTCTGAGAAAATCTTACCATTATAGGGAGCATTTGATATAGATAGGGATACACTCGAAATAGTGTATTTATTGTTTATAATATCGGCTTTTGAGCTTATAGAAGGACTATTAAGTAGTAAAGGGTTATACGCCTCACCACCTATGTTTGTTTCCTTAATTGATAAATTAATTACTTCTGTTGCCGAATCTA